GCACGATTCACTCGGCAGCAAGTCGCTAAAAAATCACGATACAAATTGGCAGGGAGCTTCCCAAAACCATCACCGACACAAGTCGATAATGTAAACCCTTTCGGGACCAATTGATATTCAATTAAATCGACTTCTGACGAATTAAAATGAGCTCATCACCTATTAGGTGATTCTCATCCCCGACGACCGTGCCGTCGAGTTCGTGACCCAGCATGAAAAATCTTGACATTTCAAAAGATATGAAAAGAGTCGCCATGAAGGACCACGCATAGGTCTGTTATATAACCCTCTGACCAGAGGGCGTGCCAATTAATGGGCATAGACTCAATCTATTTAGGCGCCCACTTGTGCGCTCTATGGCGCCGTTGGAATTGCGGAGTAGTAATCAAGAGTGGGGCAACACAACCACCACAAGCAATTGTAATCCACTCCTGTACCAGCGTACGTCGTGAAGGTCAGCACCCCCGTAACTGATGAGGCTACGGCCTGCTTTATGAAGACCTCCATACTAACACACTCCCTGTTCGTCTGATCAGCGGAATTACCCACCTGATAAGATGTTGGATCTGTGTAATTAAAATTAACACCCGTCATCATCGGGTAGTTGAAATTAATACTTCCATTGGTTTGAGTATTCGTAAATGCCGCCCCGGCTGTGCCGGATGACGGTATTGACATATTCATGAACCTGTTATAGGCCCCAGTGGAAGTTCCAGCATTTATCGTCGCCGCAACGACGCCATTCCGGTCGCCGTTCCGTGACGTGTCAGTCAAACGCTGGATACGCACATCTCCAATGTAGGGAAACAAATCTGCTGATGTGTTGACCACAAAGTTGATGCCACCCGTACTACCCCCGTACATCAGTTCGACGAGGGTGATGGGATGGGTGGGTGCCACGGTACCAAAACTGGTGCCACCAGTTAGCAAGCGATTCAATGATGTCCAACCCGCGGGGTCGAAACCAAACATGGGCGGATGCCTCGAGTACGATTTTCGATACAACACCGTTCTGGTAGCCACATCAGCCCCCACTGATGACGTGTCATACAAAGAATGCCGGTGGAGCAAAGTTCGCAACGAGACAATGCGCTCACCGAAATTCAGGCTATATCGCTCCGGGTGCATCACGCCATTGTCACCGAGAGTCACCACTGAAGCCTCAACGTCCAACTCATCCCTAGCCTGAACGGCAAAGAACGAGGGTGGCGCCGCCGTGGATGAGTCCCCTAGATATGAGCTTGGGTTCGCATACTCCACAGAGGCACTGTAGACACTCACCTTGACACCAACGTTCTGCGGTGACACAGGCGACATCAGCGGTGTGAGCACTGAAACAATTAACAAGCCATTGTCGGAAACAGGGTCGGTGGTCAGTGCATTACCAGGCGTCCAGTTATCATTGGCAATACCCCGCAATCGCTGCCAAGCAAAGGCTTGATGATAGGGCACGCGAAAAGTAGCCTTATTGTTCTCACCAATATCCAAAATGGTCGTGTACACCGTGTTCTCAGGGAGAGCCACAGTGCCACCACTACCAATTGGATCCCAAGCGATCTTCAATCGGCCCTTATGGAACTTGGTGCAAATGATTTCAATCTCAAAAATAATGTCACCTTTCCAGTGGGTGAACATCATTCCAAGATATGACATCGGTGTATGGTATACTCGATTTGCTCGAGAAACCAGACCCGCATCCAATATTTCCACTCGCCCAAACAACATCGGTGACACACGTGCATTGTACAATACAGTACCCACGCTGTCAGTCGTGGACCAACCACCCATGACCAACGTGGACCTCTTCTTAGCAATGTAATCAATTGACATTTGATCCTCATCGCCCAGACCATGCATGCCTGGGTCAATAGACAATTCCTGTTTGGGATCCAGTGCTAGCTTTTGCACGGGCGTACCTATCTCGCTCGAAGCCAGATGCACACCCACGACTGGCACCACAGCATGCACATCATCAATAACAGGTGTATTGGTGAAACCAAACAGACCCGCCATGTTGGCAAGGGCACCAGCGCCAATGGACGTGGCCTTGGCAAATTTTCCTATCACTGGTACTCCAGACAATGCAGCGGCAGCTGTGGCCACGGCTTTTGCAGGCGCTGAAACAACACCATCGTACTCATCACGCGCTTGCAGCGTCAACTCGGCAGTGGCTCCGCCCAATTCCACATCTTCAAGCCACGCAAAGGTGCTGATTGATACTGAGCTTGAACCTGTGGCCGAAGCCACTGTCAAGGGAAAAGCCACGTAATAGGTCAAAACGCCCATGGAGCGGACGTCATTGGCATTGCGGAGAGGTAACCAATTGGTGTGTCGGAAAAAAGGCACATGAATCTCGCCACCAGAATTGTCGGCAGGTAACACCCATGCGCCGGGGAGTTGACTGTAAGGCGCAATCAGTGGCAAATTAGACACTGGATTGGTGCGAATCTTCGTGGTTCGACTGCCCGTTCCAGCAACATTCACGTTGGGTTCATACGCAACGCGCATACAACCATAATGAAATGGTGTGGCGTTGATTATGACCTTCACGCACAACTTAGCACGTAAAAAAGCATAATTGTTCAGCTTGTTCCTAATTACTGCATTGTTCAAATACAGAAACCAGGGCTCGATCGCGCTACCAAGAACTCCATTGCTGGTGGCAGTGGTCCAATTCCTAGTGTCGATCAGAGTTGGTCGAGCAAGAAATGTTCCAAGCTTGTGTTCAAAGTTCCTCCGGAAGAAGCGATACCACTGTATACATACGCCGTGTCACTGACTTGTCCGGTGGAATTGTCCACAAACGTCACAACCTCAGATGTCTCAGTGCCACCATTGACTGGCAAATCTTGCACGTCAGACGACTGCAACTCAAAGGTCTCATTCTCGTCCCGCGGAGCGACCTCATGCTCCTTGGGCTGGGTGGTTCTTTCAGTGACCACCTCAACTGTTCCACTTCCACGGGTGGACTCCTCAAATTTGCTGTTCGCAAGTCGTTGATTCAGAACAGGAGGCGACTTAGTCTCCTGCCCAGTACTAGTTGTCAGGCTAGCTGGGGATTGCTCCCCCAAGAATCTCACTACCAATTGATCATACGTTGGTAGAGGCTGCGTTTCCGCATAAAAACTGTAGGGTTCCTCAGAGAGGATCTCCAGGAAAAAACTCCGTTTTTCTTCAAATGTCTGCTTACCATAGAAAAAGTACTCATCGTTAGCGGCTGTAATAACCCTCAACATGTGAGAATACTCATCCAGAGTATCAGACGGCTTCCAGACTGTAAGAGATTTAATAATAGATTCTTCATCCAAAGGGCACAGAAAATTCTGCACATCTTCATCCCAGCGCCACTTGCGCTTCAGGAAGGAGACCTCATCGATGTGAATATAAGCAATACTCTTACTCGTCTTGTCAGCCATGGTGTACGTAATGCCAATCTCCGCAAGTGCTGTCTGCACTGTTGTATGATTGTACCACGGCGCGTTGACGCTAACACCGAAAACATTATCGTCCCCGTAGGTTGTAACGACTACATGGAGTTTGAACGAAAACACCTCTCTGGCTGGATTCAGCACTCGATAGGCGTATCTCAAATATAGCGCGTTCACAATGGAGTTGACAATGACCGTCAGATTGTGCCCCGACGGATTTGTACCGAGGAATTCAAACAAATCACCGTTGACGTTGCATAGCGAAAACGCAATATCCTCGCCAATGCACATTACCGTTAGAAGTCGACGCTCGTTCACTCCTGCCGCGCGCAGAATTTCAACAATCGCGGTGAAACACTCCAGAATGAATTCGGCCAGCATCTCTTTGTCAAAGAATGCATAATCACCGGCAACCATTTGGAGAACCCCGAATCGTGTCAAATGAGCACGCAGCTCACCCCAAGCCTTGCTCTGTGCTGGTAGGCCCACCGAACACTCGAACAAATTGCGATTCCTCTGAACCAGTCGCACGAAAGTTAGCAAGTGCTTACGCACCACTATACCCCACGCGATGGGTCCGCCCATAAACAAACGGGTTTTCTTGGCCTGTATCTTCCTGAAGGGGGTTGCTTCGTCTTTCAAACTTCCCACAAAAATCGGATTGGCTCTCCTACCTTCTGCGTAGGCAGCCTCAACCTTGGCCACTTCTGCCCACACTTCTGGACCAAAATCAATACCCTCTGGGTAATCAACGTCAGGTGCCTCAATCAAGAATTCCTTTTTTGTCTTGCACCAGGGAAAACCCATCGACGTGTTGTTATTGATCTTGTCAATATACTTCACCTCTGGCAGACCATTCACTGCTGCTCGGTTACTCAACTCCACAAGTTCACTAAGGTCCCGCTTGCTAAGGCCAGCCAAACAATCGGCCACATAAGCCTTGGAGCACTCCCTCAGGATGCGCCGATCAAACAAAGATCGCGGCCTCGTCATGGCAATCAGGTTATTCTTCCATGGTTCCCAACCTGCCATCGCAGGTGGACCATACTCAACCTCTCTACCATAATGTTTGAGGAAGATCGATTGTAGTGGAGTCGCACAGACTTTACTCTTCGGCTTGGGCCTAAACCCAACGAATGAACCATAAGTCCTAACGATCCCGCCCTCGACATATCTCACCATGCTGCGGTGATGCAATGAACCAAGCGTATGCTTCCTACTAGCAACTTCCATGGTTGGCATAAAACCCGCTTGAACGATCGGGCGTTTACTGATGGCCTCGTGTTGTAGAAGATCCTGGATCTCTCGCTTCCGCACACGTAATACACCGGCACGGCTGCCACGTCCAATGACGTGTAGACCCAAGATGTACGGACCCTTCCCAGTACACACGACACTCAAAGCTCCGCATTCTCCAATCATGGTTTCCTCACTGCACGTGCCCAAAAACACATCACAGGATTTACCCAACTCCTCGATCGGCATCTGCGGCACGAATGCGAGATTGTAAATGTGGCGTTTGTTCACACTAGAACCATCATCACTTCTCAACAATTGCACGCAGCTCGTCGGCATATGGTCTGTGTCTGGCCAATACTTAAGCACATCGCGGAATGGGGGCACGCACTCAACATCGAAAATGCACAAATCCGTTTTATCAGACCGCGCAATCATCGTTCTGTGTAGTTCGAATGACATGTTACCGCCAACACCAGAGGTGTTGTTAGTTGATGACGGTGATTGTAAACCAATCAACCCCATCTCTGAAGGCGTGAGCGTTGGTCATGCATTTGTGCCCCGTGAGCATGACGCCACGGATTACTCGCTTGTAGCCATCACCTCGTCCGCGAACGTGTAGCAGCACACAATTCTTCTGTAGCAACATTCTCACACCATCGGCATCCATATTAGCCAAACTCGTTGACGCAATAGGCATATCGAAAGTGGTGAGCTCAACTGTCGGATTGTACCAAACATTTGATGTGGCTTCTTTCTCAAACTGGTCACTCTCAGCACTCTGCACAGCACATTCTTCCACCTCATGGGCTTCTGATTGTTTACTGCGGGGTCTACTGAAATTCATGCACAAGCACAGCGCGACGCTAAGCGCGCTCAACACTGAGACCACCTTAGCCACTTGGCGGTTCTCTGGTTCAAAAATCGATCTCAGTAGTGACGACTGCGTCGCTTCCGACTCCGATGAATTTGCAAGCTTCATGACAAGTTGCCTTCCAAATTTCCAACGCGATACGTTCGTGATGAATACAAGAGAGACACGCTGCTCGACAAGGCTTTCA